GCTGTTGGCACGGCTACGGCCGCCGCGGGCGCCGATGCTGTTACCACTGGTGTTTCTGCCACTACGGCTGTTGGCACGGTTGTTGCAACGGGCACGGCCCTTGTTACGACAACTGGGGTGGATGCCACTACGGCTGTTGGCACGGTTGTTGCAACCGGCACGGCCCTTGTTACGACAACTGGGGTGGATGCCACTACGGCTGTTGGCGAGGTCACAACGCAGGCCAACCAGCGCATTCCGGTCACAGGGGTGGATGCCACTACGGCTGTTGGCACGGTTGTTGCAACGGGCACGGCAAACATAGCGGGCTGGAGCCGCGGCACATGGTCTGAGGGCGCGTGGAGCAAGGCCGTACCGGTAACGGTTACGGGCCTTTCTGCCACGGCCTCTCCGGGAACGCTTACTGTTATTGGTGACTCGACACTCGCTGTAACGGGTCTTTCCGCCACGGCTGCCTCTGAGGGCGTCACAGTCCAGATCAATGCTGCCCCAGAACTTGTTGGTCTGGCGGCGGCTGGCGGCGTTGGCGAGGTCACAACGCAGGTCAACCAGCGCATTCCGGTCACAGGGGTGGATGCCACTACGGCTGTTGGCACGGTTGTTGCAACGGGCACGGCCCTTGTTACGACAACTGGTGTTTCTGCCACTACGGCTGTTGGCACGGTTGTTGCAACGGGCACGGCCCTTGTTACGACAACTGGTGTTTCTGCACTAGGGCTCATCAGTCCGTGGGGCGTTCTGGTCTGGGGCCGCATTGTGCCTGATCCTGACACGGACTGGACTCCTATTGCGCCAACTCCCACAACAGTCTATACTGAGATTCAACCGTGACCCAGATATAAGGGCGACCTATGGCTAGTACATATACCGTAAATACCGGCATTGAGCTCATCACCAATGGTGAGCAGTCGGGGACGTGGGGTGATACCACCAACACGAATCTTGAGATCATCGACCGGCTAACCAACGGCGTTGGCACAATTACTCTGTCCGGCACGACGCACACGCTGACGACGTCCGACGGGGTTTTGTCCGACGGTCAATTCGCAGTGCTGGTGTTTACGGGCACTCCGAGCGGCACGAACACTGTTTCGATTGAGCCGAACACGGCGCAAAAGCTGTATTTTGTACGCAACAGCACTGCGCAAACCGTTATTTTGTCGCAGGGCTCGGGCGCCACGGTCAGCATTGCGCCAAGCACCTCGCGTGTGGTGTTTACGAACGGTGGCGGTGTTGGCGCTGCGGTGTCCGACATTACGAACACCTTGGCGATGGGCAGCGTTGCTATTTCTGGCGGCACTATCACAGGCATCACTGACCTTGCTGTCGCGGACGGCGGCACGGGGGCTTCGACTGCCCCTGTTGCCCTGACCAATCTGGGCCTGACAGCCACGGCAGCAGAGATAAACATCCTTGACGGGGTGACAGCCACGGCAGCAGAGATAAACATCCTTGACGGGGTTACAGCCACGGCAGCAGAGCTTAATAAGCTGGACGGGGCGACAGCTACTACAGCTCAACTCAACTTCGTCACTGGTGTTACCTCAGCTATCCAGACGCAGTTGGGTACCAAAGCTCCGCTGGCAAGCCCCGCCCTCACGGGAAACCCAACAGCCCCCACGCAAACCGCAGGAAACAACTCAACGCGGCTTGCAACGACTTCGTTTGTGACAACTGCCGATAATCTCAAGGCCAACCTTGCCAGCCCCGCGTTCACTGGCACGCCCACAGCCCCGACAGCCGCAGCGGCTACGAACACAACGCAGATTGCGACAACGGCGATGGTTCGGCTGGCCATCCCTAACGTGCTCAACGCCTCCGGTTCAGCCCCGCTCTATGCCTGCCGTGCTTGGGTGAATTTTAACGGCACTGGCACCGTGGCAATTCGGGCCAGCGGGAATGTATCGAGCATCACGGATAATGGGACTGGTGATTATACCGTCAATTTTGCGACAGCTATGCCTGACGATAATTTTTGTTACACCCACGTATATTCTGCCGAAGTAAACATTCAACATGCTGTTGGGTTTTTTGAAAGCAGGGGTGCCGGGTCGGTTAGGGTCAAGCACTACAGTGCCGAAAATTCCCCAAACACAACTGACAAGGCCCTAGTTTGTATCGCAATTTTCCGCTGAAAGGAACCCCAATGGACCAGCGCATTATATACCAAAACGACACAGGCGGGGTTTCAATTATAGTCCCCTGCGATTGCGGGCTAACGATTGAGGAAATCGCGGCCAAGGACGTGCCAACAGGTGTGCCATATAAGATTGTAGACGTGGCTGACATTCCAACAGACCGCGAATGGCGCAACGAATGGACTGTTGATGAAGCTGATTTAACCGATGGGGTGGGCGCATGATTATCAAGATTAGACAACCTGACCCCGCAATCGCACTGGCGCAATCCCGCGCCGCAATGGTCATATCCCCATTGCAGGGCATCCTAACCCTTGGCGAAACCGAATGGGGCAAGGTTTTGGAATATCGTGAAACCGCAACATGGGCCGAAAAGATCATCATCGACACCGCGGATGATTGGGTGCGAACCAGCCAGAACATTGCGTTCTTTGGCTATCTGCTGGGCTACACAGATGAGCAGATGGACGCGCTATTCATCGCGGCGGCGCAGGTCACGGCATGAAAAGCTGATCGACAGGGTGTTTTTCTGGCCGAGATTGAAAAGAGACTCTGACCAAGTAAAGGTACGACATGCCCCTCACGAAACTCCAGTTCCGTCCCGGTATTAACCGAGAAATCACCTCGTATAGCAACGAGGGCGGATGGTTCGACGGCGACAAGATTCGCTTTCGGTTTGGATACCCTGAGAAGATCGGTGGCTGGGCCCGCCTTGGGAACAGCACGTTCCTCGGGTCGTGCCGCGCGCTGCACATCTGGCGGACCTTGGGCCTTGAAACCTACATCGGCGTGGGCACACACCTGAAGTACTACATCGAGTACGGTCAGGGGTACTACGACGTCACGCCGATCCGCCGCACGGCGACGGCCGGAGCCGTTACGTTTGCTGCGGTCAACGGCTCTTCTGTGCTGACCGTGTCGGACCCGACGCACGGCGCGGTGGCCGGGGACTTTGTGACATATACCGATGCGGTCAGCCTTGGCGGTGCCATCACCGCTGACATCCTGAACCAAGAGTATCAGATCGCCTCGGTCGTCGACTCGTCGACCTACACTATTCTGGCGCGGGCCGTGGCCTCGCTATCGCAGATCACGATCAACGGGGTCTACACCCCCACGCTTGTGGCGGCCAATGCTTCCGACACGGGGGACGGCGGGGCGGGCGTGATCGGCGCGTATCAAATCAACATCGGTCTCGACACCTCTGTGTTCGGCACCGGCTGGGGCGCAGGCCCGTGGAGCCGCGGTGCGTGGGGCAGTGCCGCCACGATTGATCTCATCAAGGATACCTTGCGGCTGTGGAGCCACGACATCTTTGGCGAGGATCTGCTGCTGAACGTCGTCAACGGCGGCATTTACCTCTGGGATTCCTCCGCAGGTCTGAGCAACAATCGGGCGGTGGCGATCAGCGATCTATCTGGAGCAATCTCTGCCCCTACCGTAGCGACGCAGATCATGGTGTCAGACATCGACCGGCACGTCATCGCCTTCGGGTGCGATCCTTTCACCGACGTCGGCGTGCAAGACCCCCTGCTCATCCGGTTTTCGGATCAGGAGTCCGTGGTGGACTGGCTGCCGACCGCGACCAACACAGCGGGCGACTTGCGCCTCGGCTCTGGGTCCAAGATCATCCGTGCCGTCGAGACCCGCCAGCAGACAATCATCTTCACCGACGTCTCCATGTACGCCATGCAGTTCATTGGCCCCCCGTTCACGTTCGGCCTGTCAAAGGTTTCTGAGAACATCACGATCCAGAGCCCGAACGCGGTTGTAGCCGTGGACGACAGGATCTTCTGGATGGGGCGGAACGAGTTCTACGTCTACGAGGGGACGGTCAACCGGCTGCCTTGCTCTGTGCGGGACCTTGTGTTCAACGACATGAACTTCGATCAGGTGGAGAAGATCTTTGCGGCCGCGAACACGGCGAACAGCGAGATCTGGTGGCTCTACCCGTCGGCGAACAGCGCTGAAAACGATCGGTACGTTGTGTTAAATTACCTCGAGAACCTGTGGTACTACGGCTCGCTGGCACGTACAGCGTGGCTTGACCGCGGCATCGAGCAGCTGCCGGTGGCGGCCAGCACTGACAAGCGCTTGTACAACCACGAGACAGGGTTCGACGACGGCAGCACTGTCCCCGCGTCACCAATAGACGCCTTTGTGCAGTCCAGCCCGCTCGATATGGGCGACGGCGAGCAGTTCGTCTTCATGCGCCGGATGATCCCCGATGTGGACTTCCGCAACTCCTCGACCGCAGATCCGTCTATCGACGTGACCACGCGCGTGCGGAATTTTACCAACGGCAACTACCTGCGGACCACGACAAGCACCGTTGACGAGAACACCGAGCAAATCCACTTGAGACTGCGCGGCAGACAGTTTAGCGTACGCATCGCGTCGGACGGTTCCGGTGTGGGCTGGCGCCTTGGTAGCATGCGATATGACTTGCGGCCCGACGGGAGACGCTGATGAGCCGTGGCGTCCCGATCCCATTCTTTCCGAGCCCGCCACAAGAGTACAATCAGTCGTACTTCTCGCAGCTGATTCGGAACTTCGCTGTGTTCGCCCAGCAGAGCCAAGTGCCGGGCCCGCTGCGGGCGACGGCGCTGACGCTGACCGCGCTGCAGACGGACGATGTTGGCCTGCCCGAAGGCGCGGTGTTCCAGCAGAGTGGGTTTCTGAAGGTGGTGCTGACTGATACGCCACATGTAAGAGGCGTGTCGGCCACCGGCAGTGTGGGCGGCGTTACTGTCGTGACTCCATAGGGTGGAGCCTTTCGTGCTGGTTGCCGTGACGCAGCTTCAACTATAGCCTTTCGTCGCAAGATTTGGTAATACTACTGCATAGACACTGGAGACGCCCATGGCCCTACCCCTTCTTTTAAGTTTCCTCGGCAGCGGTCTCGCCAAAGCAGGCGTTCTTGGCGCCGCAGGATCTTTCCTCTCGAACCCCCTTATCATGGGCGCGATAGGTTCTGGCGTTGGAACCGCGCTTGAAACAGGTGATGTGAAAAAGGGCATCGGTGCCGGACTCGGCTCCTTTGTCGGCGGCAAGGCTCTTGGTAGCGTGATGGGTGGCACGGGCGGTGCGATGAAAACTCCTCTACCGGGACAGTCCACTGTCGGCACTGGAGCCGGGGCAATGACAACGGGGGCTCCTCTGCAAATGCCGCCTTCCGGGATATCAGGACTCATGCCGCCCCCTGCCCCGGTGACCGGGCTCAGAGATGTCGCGCGGGCCGGTATGCAGTTCGGCTCATCCGCTCAAGGTATCGGCTCGATGTTCGGTGGCGCGTTGGGCGCAGGGCTTATGACTTCGCCGCAAAGCACGCCGACAGAGCGGGAGCCTGACATTTCGCAGTTTCGGCCAATGCAGCGTCAGGTAAACACCCCCGGTGCCAATTACGTTCCGGGCCGCTCAGGCGAGTTCGATTACGGCGTCAGCACGCCGTACACCACAGACTACATGCGCCAGTACGCGCCTAAAAAGCTTGCCATGGGCGGGATGATAGAAGCCCCGATGCAGGCGGCGATGCAGAACCCCTACGCGGATCAGTACGCGGCCGAGCGTCAAACGATGGGCATGAATCGCGGCGGCATGGTGCAGCGCATGGTACCCGAGGTTGGGCCGATCATGATGCAAGAAGGCGGTATCGCCAACATTGGCGCCATGTCCATGGAGCCTGCGGCTCCGCAACCCAACGAGCGTGAAGTTATCTCCGCCGCCATTTCAGCGGTGCAGGGCCAGCACCCGCGGCCAGAGCTGGCCCTTGGCGCGTTCCTTGCCCAATACGGTGAGGAGGCTCTTCGCGACCTCGTTGACCGTGTGCAGTCTGGCGAGATGGGGCAGACCGCTGCCGAGAGCGAAGGTCAGCTTGCTGGACCGGGCGACGGTATGAGCGACATGATCCCCGCCAGCATCGAGGGGCAGCAGGACGTGTTGTTGAGCGACGGAGAGTATATCGTGCCCGCAGACGTGGTCAGCGGTCTGGGTAACGGCTCCAGCGACGCCGGAGCGAAAGTCCTTGACGAGATGCGCGACAAGATCCGCGTCGAGCGCACCGGTCGTAAAGCCCAAGCACCTGCGGTGCCCGCGGAGCGAGTGATGCCTGTATGACGGGCGACGTCCGCATATCGCCGATACGGCCTGAGTTTGTAGATGTGCTGTGGCCCGAGGTGGTGCGGATGCTAGAACCTTCGGTGGAGACGTCGAAGGGCAAGTTTTCGATAGACGACATCCGCGCCGAGATTGCACGGGGAGAACTTGTCTTATGGACCATATCGTCCGACAAGGTCCCGGTCGCTTTCTATACGACACGTTTGGTACAATACCCGGGTCGACGCGCAATGACCATGGACTGGTTGGGTGGTTCTGGGGTACTATCGTGGCGAGACGCCGCGCTTGACGAAATGGAAGAACACGCCCGGGCCAATGGCTGCCAGCACCTCGAGTGTTACGGTAGGCCTGCATGGGGGCGGATACTGAAACAACGCGGATGGCAGCCAGAGTACGTGGCGTATCGCATGGAGTTGAACAATGGGTAAGGGTAAAGCCCCCACAAACACAACGCAGACGGTGACGCAAGACGTCCCGGCGTTCCTGAAGCCGTACTACACCGACGTTATGAGCAAAAGCAAAGCGCTCAGCGAAGAGGCGTACAGCCCGTTCGGTGGGCAGCGTCTTGCCGATGACTCGGCCGATCTAGGTACGTCTCAACAGATGATCCGAAATATCGCTGGTCAGCCGATTGCAGGGCTTGCCGGGGCGCAAGGAACCTTGGGCGGTCTCGGGTCTCTTGCCGGCCAGCTGGGCCGGCAGCAGCCGGGGCAGTTTAACGCGGCCGAGTTTGGGCAAACGGGTGTATCCCCCTACGCGGGGTTTCAAGCCACGCCGGGCCAAGAGTTTGCCCAGTTTCAAGCAGGGCAAGTGTCGCCGTTTTCTGATTTTCAAGCAGGGCAAGTGTCGCCGTTTTCTGATTTTCAAGCCGGGCAGGCAACGCCCTTTTCTGATTTTCAAGAATTTGGCGGGGCCCAGCAGTTTGGTTACGACCCCACAAGACAGTTTGATACTGCCACAGCCGCACAGTACATGGACCCGTTTATGCAGACCGTCGTGGGTCGGCAGCAGGACGACGCAATCGAGAAGTTTCGTCAGCAGCAGGCCGGGCGCGATGCGTCGGCTGTTCAGGCGGGGGCCTTCGGCGGTAGCCGTCAGGCGGTACAACAGGGCATCGCCGAAACAGGCCTGATGGACCAGCTTGGCGACATCCAAGCCACGGGCTCGCAGCGTGCGTTTGAGCAGGCACAGCAGCAGTTTGAGCGCGATCGTGCCGCAGGCATGACCACTGAGCAGCGTCGGGCCGAAGAAGCCGCGCGAGTGCAGGGTATCGGTCTGGGCGAGTCGGCCCGTGTGCAGCAGTCGCAGGCGCAAGAGATGGCGCGGACGCAGGGCATAAGTGTCGACGAAGCGGCTCGCGTGCAAGCGGCGCAGGCGCAAGAGATGGCGCGAGTGCAGGGCATAAGTGTCGACGAAGCGGCCCGTGTGCAGCAGTCGCAGGCGCAAGAGATGGCGCGAGTGCAGGGCATAAGTGTCGACGAAGCGGCTCGCGTGCAAGCGGCGCAGGCGCAAGAGATGGCGCGAGTGCAGGGTATTAGTGTGGAAGAGGCCGCTCGAGTGCAGCAGGGTCAGGCGCAAGAGATGGCGCGGACGCAGGGCATAAGTGTCGAGGAGGCCGCACGCGTGCAAGCGGCGCAGGCGAGCGAAGCCGCTCGAGTCCAGCAGTCCAGTGCTGACGAGGCGATGCGTCAGCGTGAGTTTCAACTGCAGACCATGGGTTTTAGTGCTGACATGGCACGAGAAGTGGCGGCTCTTGGCGAGCGGGCCCGTCAGGGCGACATTCAGGCAGCGCAGCTCCTTGAAGCGCAGGGTCTCGGCGAGATGGCACGAGGCCAAGCGCGGCTCGACGTTGGCTACGAAGACTTTCTTCGGCAGCAGAACTTCCCGCGCCAACAGCTGGCAGATTACTCTGCAACACTACGGGGCATGCCGGTGGCAGACATCGGCGCAACGACAACAACAGCGCCGGGACCGAGTGCGATGCAGCAGGCGCTGGGCGCGGGCATCTCGGCGGTAGGTCTTTATAAAGGGATGCAGTGATGAATATCCTCGATCTACAGGACAAACTGAAGAACCTCTCGCAGCAACAACTCATTCAAGAGATGCAGATGCCCACGGGGCAGATGCCTCAGTTCTTGGTGTTGAGTGAGCTGACGCGCCGCAAAAAGATGGAAGACTCGTTTGCCATCGAGCAGGGCCGTGACCAGAGCACCGTGGCGCAGGACGCCGTGGCCGCCGCAGGCATGCCCGCAGAGTTCGCAAGGCAGATGGCCGGTGCCATGGCACCGCAGACCGATATGGCGGGAAACACAGGGGCCATGCCCCAGCAGAGTGCCATGCCTCCTCAGCGTATGGCCGGTGGCGGCATCGTGGCCTTGCAAGATGGTGGTGGTCCAATTCGCGCGCCGCGCCTTGTTGTGCGTAACGGGCGGCAGATGTTAGAAATGCCGGACGGCAGCCTAGTGTCGCTGTCGCGCAGCCAGTTGGCGGGGCTAGATCGAGAACTAGACCCTACTCCACCAGCACCCACGGTTAACTTATCGGACATGGCAGGGCCTAGCATTAGTGACGTGCTAGACGTCACGGTGCCACAGAGCGATCAGAGGGCTGTGCAGGCTCAACCGAGCCGTGCGCAGGTAGGGATGCCGGACTTGCGGCCGGTAAGCGCACCCCCAGTGACCTTTGCGGACATAGCAGATATGGGGGCACCTGAGTCCATCAGCGGCCTACCCCCCGTGCCGGGCAGCGACTCTCTTGTGAGCCGTGGGACACCTGAGCTTGGTGCGCCATCGGCGGCGGACATCGGAGCGAACGTAACCCCCTCTCGCGCATCCCCAAACCGCATGATGGAAACTGCCGACGCTCGCGACAGCCGCGCAGCGATTGCCGCCTATGCCCCCTCGCTCTTCGGCCCAGTCCCAACCGGAGAGGGGCAGATGTTCGACCTCAACAGCCCGTTTTTGCCAACCACTCCCGTAGCGGGGCCCGATGCCCCTGTGGCTGGCACCGACACCCGCGGCCTTGGAACGATTATTGCGGAAACACTTAGTGGGGAAGATCCGAAAGCTACGGCCGATCGGCTGCTGGAGAGCGGCCAGATCAACCAAGAGCAATACAACCGCTATATCTTTGGCAGCTCCGGGGAGCGCAACAGGATCGTTCGCGAAGCCCTTGGCACTGCCGAGCCTCGAGTGGCGCCGCCAGTGGTCGCCCCCCCTGCAACCGACACGGCGCTTGACCCTGCGGTCGTTGATCCCACCGTTGATCCCACCGTTGATCCCACCGTTGATCCCACCGTTGATCCCACCGTTGATCCCACCGTTGATCCAGCCCCTCCGGGGCCACCCCGCACTCCTTCCGGCGGTGGTATCGCAGGTATAGCTGCGCAGGGCGCAGGCGCTCCGTCCGACTATGAGCAAGAGATGTTGAACATGCTGCAGTCGCGCGAGAAGCGTGCCACGCAAGACAAGTGGCTGGCACTGGCGCAAGCGGGGCTGTCGCTGATGTCGTCGAAGAGCCCCACGTTTGGTGGCGCTCTCGGCGAAGCTGGCGCCACGGGTCTTGGGGCGCTCCGTGAAGGTAAGAGTACGGCGGAGGCCGATCGTGTTGCATTGCTTGGCCAAATTGAACAAAGCCGTATGGGTCGCGCGAAGCTCGATCTTGAGCGGCAAGCCTTGGCGGCGCGCAGTGCGGCGGCGGGACGGGACAAAGGTATACCAGCCACGGTTATTACACCGTTGTTTAATCAACTGGAGCAAGCTCAAGAACGACTTGCTAGTTTGGGTTCACCCCCGAAACCCGGATTTTTCTTTGACAGTCCTGACCCAAACCCCAATGAGCGTCTTCGGGCAGCGCAGGATGTGCAACGGGCTCAAAACCAAATTAACGCTGCGTATGCACAGTATGGCTTGCAGCCTTTTGGTTACGGGCAAGGGTCGACCCACAACGCGAGAGACTAGCGTGCGGCTGAAAGCTCCCGTATAGTGGTGCCAAACTAGGAGGTTCTCGTGGGCGTTATTCAAGTTTCCGGACCAAGCGGCAAAAGCTACAGCGTGCAGATATCAGGGGCCAGCCCCACTGCCACGGAACAAGATCGTATTCGGCAGTATGTTTCCCAGCAAGAGGCGCAGTTTTCGCAGGAATACTCTGACATGTTCGGTCAAGCACCTGTGTTTGACGACGGCACTGCGCTTGGGCGCGGCTTTGAGCTGGGCAAATCTGGTGCGTACTCACGCCTTGGCACTGCTGCGGAATACCTCGGTCAAGGGCTTGGGTCTGAAGGTATTGCAGCCCTCGGGCAGCGTATGCGGCAAGAGGGCGATCTGGAATCGTTCCAAGAGTCCCTGCGCCAACCTGCACCGACACGCCGCGAAGACGTGACCGGTATTGGCAGCGCGCTGACCTACGTCGGGGAAGGTATCGGGCAAAGTGGCCCCGAAATGCTCGCACCTCTTGCTGCGTCTGCTGCCGGGACTATTGTCGGCGGTCCCGCAATCGGCCTTGGCGCGGGTGCGGTCACTGCGTTTCCCACGTTCTTCGGTGGCAACATACAACGCCAAGAAAACGAAGTCGCTGCGGGCAATCTTGAAGGTGTCGACGTGCAGGGGGCCCTTGTCTCTGCCCTTGGGCAGTCGGCTCTAAACTCTGTCGGTGACAAGCTGTTGCTTGGCGGCTTCCTGAAGCCCGGTCAAAAATGGCTGACCCGCACAGCTGTCGGTTTCGGAGAAGGCGCCGCTGTCGAGATTCCAACAGAAATTGCGCAGCAGATGTTGGAGCGCAGACAAGCCGGTCTGGCGTTAGACAGCGACGACGCGATCAGCGAATACATTGACGCTGGTATTCTAGGCGGCATCATGGGCGGTGGCGTGCGTGGCACCACTGCGTTGTTGGGTGGATCTCGCGGGCCTGCGCCTACGCCACCCCCAGCGGCAGCACCTCCGGGGCCGACAGGTCCTAGCGCCGCACCAGAAGCTGCGCCCGCCAGCGGTATAACGACTAATCCTGTTGTGGCAGACGCCCGTGCCTTTTTCGAAGAGCGCGCAGCCATTATAGAAGAGGGCGACGGTCTCTCAAGAGATCAAGCCGAAGCGCAAGCTGCACGGATGACGCTGGACTATCTGGACACCAACGGGATCAATAGCCCCGTGCTGCGGCCTTTCCGTAGGGCGCTGGAGATCAAAGCCTCTGCACAGCCGGACATGGGGCCTCCTACGCCGCCGATGGAAGCATACGCGGAAGAGTTTGGCGCCCCGTCTCGGCAAGAGGGTTTGCCGTTGGAGCCAGAAGCGGCTGTCGCTGCGCCCACGGCTGCGCCCACGGCTGCGGGCGGAGTGCCCCAAGAACCAAAAAGCAAACTGTCTTTGTGGATTCAGGAAAACGACAAGATGGTGACAGATGCAATCCGTCAGGCAAACCCCAATGTTCTCGATAAAATCACAGAACTTCACGCACAAGACCTGACCGCAGCGGAGGTTGCCACAGAAGTTGGGATGGATGCTGATACAGTGCGTTCTTTGCGCCGTGGTTTGGGCCTTCCAGAGCAAGGAAAAGCATCGGGTACCATCGCTATAAATATTCCCGGTGATATTGATGAACGCCAAAAATTCGAGGCGTGGCGCGCTAAATACAACAAGTCAAAGATGCCCGCTTCTCAAAGCTCATTGTCAAGCGAAGCGGCTGTCGCTGCGCCCACGGCTGCGCCCACGGCTGCGCCCACGGCTGCGCTTGAAGGTTTGACGCAGCGCTGGGATCAAGCAAACCGCAATCAGCGCAGCGACACTTTGTTCGGCGGAGCGGCCGAAGCAAACCCCGCATTTACCGCTGTAGAAACTGCGGGAGCGGTAATCCCTGCGCACGGAATGGCGAAAGCCGCCACGCTAACACAAGCCACCCGAGATCTGGTTGCTATGCTGCGCGGGGGCATAAAGCCCGGTCTATACACTGACTCACTTACCAATCCCACCCGGGGCACAGGCGGCGCAACGGGCACTTCGGGCGGTACGGCGTACCGCGACGGTTCGTTTATTATAACCTTTCGCAAAGGTCTTACAGGCAGCCCGACAGCTGCAGATGTCACTGGCGTGTTGGTCAATCCGGCGCACGCGGAAGTCATACCCGAACTACGGGCCCTATTTCCAGACATCGCCATTGAATCCTACACGAACGTAGGGCGGCTGCCAGATGTGCAGGGCGCACCTACAACACAGGAGACACAAGATGCAGACGTACGAAGTGAACCTGTCGGAGATCTCGAGTCAGGAGATCGAGCAGGCGTTACAGGTAGTGTCGAACGGGGTGATGTTGGACCTGCCGGTGCAGGTGTTGGCCCCGCCGTCACTGCGCCACTTGACGGAGGAGCAGTGGGAGAGCCTGTTCTGGGCGTACCAGATACTGATGGACCAGCGGGGCCACAGCCCGATACATTGAACCTCACCGAAGGCGAGGCCGTGACGGCACAGAACCTGTTTGCCGAGCTTTACCCCGGTGCCAGTGTTGGAGATTTTGGTCCGTCGCAAGCGGAGCTAGAGGCCGCCGAGACTCTTCGGCAAGCCACCGCTGCATACGATCAACAGTTCGCTCTCAGGCCCGACGAAGCCGGTCTGCCACATCGGCGTATGCCCTCGGCAGACTGGGGCTCTTACGATATGCTTGAAGCCAACCGCTCCCAAGACCCGGCAGAGCGCGAAGCGGCAAAGCGTATTGAAGCGGCCATGGTGCAGCTGCAACCACTGCGGGCCCGCAGGTTGGACGACACCAACAACCTGACGTCTGAATTTGCCCAGCAATTCCCCGACTATGCCGACACGATCCGTGCGGACCCCTTCCCGTTTTTGCAAGCGGCGTTGTCGGACATGCGGGTGCCGCGCATCGAAGAGGGATTCCAGCCCCAGCAGGGGGGCGTAGCACCAGAGGCCACAGCACCTGCGCGCAACCCCATGACCGGGGCGACCCCGGGCGCCGAGACCGGCACAGCTGGGCAGATTATCCCAAGAGCCGTGCTCGCATCGCCCCCAGTCGGTGCTGTGCCGCAAGCACCCGCAGCCGATCCTGCAATGGACCGCGTGGTCAACCAGTTTGTAGAACTGCAGCAGCAAGCCGAAGCAAAACAGAGTATCGCTGCTTGGTTCAACTCTGACAACACATCTGAGGACCTCAAGTTCGCCGAAGAAACGGCGCCTCCCGGCGAGCGTGAAACCACGGCGCTGCCTGCCGCGGACCTGCGGAAGATCGACGCCCTGCTTAGAACTGTGGCGGTTGGCGACGGCCTGTCGCCTGCGCAGGCGGCCCTGCGGTATTTCGGGCGCGTGCCTGACCCGGGCTATGCGTTCAACATGATTGCCAGTGATGCGGCGCATGCCAAACGACCCAAGGGTAAACGTGGCCCTGACGTGAAAACGCGGAAGGATATAGCTGGCGAGGCTGATGTTGATCTGAGCCCAAAAGTCCGCGCGGACGTGGCGCTGGAAGTTGGCCAAGGGTGGAAAACAGGGCAGGCTGCCGAGACTTGGATTTTTGAGAACCTGTCTTCCGAGGCGGGTGCCCTATTTATCTCTCTACGTGACGGCCGCGCCACGGCGACCAAGGCGGGATACTCAAACCCGACGTATGACGGGCATAAGGCGGACAGCGCTAAGGGTAAGCGCGCAGGTATTGGTCGCACCGTCGACGAACTCACTGACGCCGAGCTGGAGGTTCGGAAGGCCAAGGTCGAGGCCGATCACCGTGCGATGGATGAAGAAGCGCGTGTGGGTCTTGGCTTCACACCTCAGCAGTGGAACTCGATGGATGAGACCACGCGTCGTGAGCACGTGCTCGATTACCAAGACCTCGCAGCCTTAGGTCCGCGAGTTGCGCCTGTGCCGTTTAACACACTCGCTGAAGCGCCGCAGACGGCCACACCCAAGGCACCGGGGGCGCGACGCAGAGCCCCGCGCGACGATGCGCTTGACCTTGATGCAATCCGTGCAGAATTAGAGGCCGAAGCCGAAGTGGCGGCGCTCGATCTAGGCCCACTGTCTTTCAGCAACGGCGCCGGCCTTATGAGCTGGCCCGGCGAAGCACATCCACGTGCAAGCGCACTGCTACGTGCCGGTGACGTACGCGGCGCTCTTGGCGTGTTGGCACGCACCGCAGGTGATCCGACACACCGTCGTGTGGCAGAGAAGCTTCTCGCTCGCATCGGCGATACCCGCTCGCAGGTCGTTTCGCCCGAGATCATGGACAGCATCCGTGCCGAGCTGTCACCCGAGACGCCAACGCTGGGCGTTGGGACGCCGCCCGGGGTCTACGTGCATCCACGCAACGAAACACAGCTTGCCGCCATGCGGCGAGAGGGTCACGACGCTGCGGCCGATCTGATCGAGCAGTATGGTGGGCAGATACTCTTCACCGAGGGCGCAGGTATCTCGCCAGAGCTGGCCTTGCACGAGGCGCTTCATGCCGTCGCAGACAAGGTGCTGTCAAACCCGTCTCACCCGCTGACGCGTCAGCTGGACAAGCTGCGTGTAGAGCTGCTGAAGTTCCTGCCGGCCACGCACTACGGCCTGAGCAACGCGCGCGAGCTGCTGACCGAGGGGCTGTCCAACCCTGTGTTCCGCCGCGACCTGAGCTACGCCAACATCGAAGGCAAGCCGTACTCGGCATGGCAGAGCTTCAAGAACATTGTGGGCGGCTGGCTCCGCAGCCTCGTCGGCATGCAGCCTAAGAAGGTCGACACCGCCGAAACCGCTGTGGACCGAGCGCTGGACGCGATCCTTGCGGTGAACCCCAACGAGATGGGTGCGGCCGACATCGCCAACGCGTCGTTCTCCGTGGGCGGCAGCAAGCAGTATCTGAAAGACGTCATGGGCCGGGCGCGCGTGCCGACCAAGGCCGATCTGGAGTCGACGCGTAAGGTGTTGCAAAACACAAAGCTACCGGTGAGCTGGAAAGGCACGCTGCTGCAATACGCGGTTCCGCTCGACTATGTTGCAGACATGGCCTTGCGTTACATCCCGAGCGCCCGGCGCGTGCATGGCCTGATCGGCCAGCACCAGCGGGCCATTAGCCAAGGGACCGAGCTGGTCGTAAACGCCACCGAAGAGACAGCAAAGGTGCTGTCCAAATACGCGCGCCAGCAGCCGCTGGTCGACACCTTCAATGACGCAGCCTACATGGCCACCCGTCTGCAGGTCGATCCCCGCAAGCCCGCAAGCGCATACGAGGGGTACTCTTTTCAGTACAACGTGCTGGACAAGGACGGTAACATTGTGCGCCGTGTCGAGTCGCAGCGGTACAAGGCCGAAACTGAACGCAACAAGGCGTTGCAGGCGTATAACAGAGCGCTGTCACCAGAACGTAGGCAAACGCGCGTCGCACGAGCCAAGCGCGCGTTCGACGAATCCCCCGAGACGACCGCGGACCACAAACGCGTGCGAGATATGATGCTCTCCATGCCTGCAGATCTGCAGAAAGAGTTCAGCCGTATGCTGGAGCTGCAACCCGCTGTCGGCAAGGGCTACATCGACGCAATCCGCACTCGGATTGAAACGCTGCTGCCGAAAGACAAGGCCCTACAAGACCGCATCTTTGGGATAATCTACGACAAGATTTTGTCGGAGCGGCTGCTGAACCCGTACCTCGCCCTTGAGCGCAGCGGCCCTTTCCGCTTGTCCTATTCTGCGATTGATCCGCTGTCGATCTCCACAGACCCCGTGACCGGTGCCGTCGATATGTCTCAGGCGCAGGTGGAACAGTTTAAGCACTCGTTTGAAAGCGAAGGGGAACGGCAGTCTGCGATTGCAGCATTGCAAGCCTTGCCGGCAACAAACCAAGTCACCAACATAACGCCTTACCAAGACGGAAACTCTGGGTTTTCTCGGCAGGAAGTGCCGTTGGAGTTTGTGTCCCGAGTTCTAGACGCTGTCGACAGCTCCGGGACACTGGCGCAGGCAGTCGATCCGGCCACGGGTGCCACCAATGACGTGCGTCAGCAAATCATCAACCTGATGCTGGACTCGGTCCCAGAAACGTCGTTCATCAACGCCTTCAAAAAGCGTCAGGGTATTCGTGGTTTCCGGGGCGATGCAACACCTATCTCCGAGCCAAAAGCTGCAGGTGACGTGCTCAAGAACATGCGCCAGAGCGCCATGCGGATCGCACGGAAAACGGCCGACCTGCAGTACGGCGCCGAGTTTGCAGCGGTGCGGAAAGCCATAAACGACGAGAACATTGCCTTTCAAGGGACAAACCCCGCAGGGGTGTCTGTCGAAGAGCTGAGCCGCCAACGGGCGGAAGCGAATCAGTACGCCGAAGTGCTCACGGGATACACCAAGGCCCCCTTCAACGTGCGGTCAAACAAGTCGCGCTTCTTGGGTGCCGGCACACACATGCTGACGCTGGGCTTCAACGTGTCGACCGCTCTGGTGACGCTGTCGCAGATCCCGCTGTTCGTCTACCCAGTGCTGGCTGGCAAATACAGCGACATGCGGGCGATGGGCGCAATCGGCGCGGCACATCGAATCCTGACCGGCGCGTCCCGCGAGCGGACCATCGAGCGCATCGGCCCTGACGGGCAGATCGAGACCGATACCGCCTCGGTGCCAATCCTGCAGCACTCGACGGAATACAGCACGCTGCCTTATCTGGCGCCGTTGATCGAGTTTGCGCGCAAGAACGGCGTGTTTAACCGGTCTCTGATGCAAGACGAGCTGTTGGGCGAGCAGGCGACAATGTTTGAGAAGATCTCCGCCGCCACCGGTATTCTACAGCATCAGGCCGAGCGGTATTCCCGCGAGACCGCGCTGAACGCTGCCTATATCCTCGAGCTGCAAGATCTTATGGGGCGGCAGGATATGTCGATCAGCGATTTTGTAAACAGGTTGGAGGCCGGAACTCTCAATTTCACCCCCGAGCAGGCACAAGCTGCGGCCGAAAGCGCCGTCAACGTGTCTGAGAAATCCAACGGTCCGATCTACGCTGCGGCGGGCCCCTTGGCCTCGCAGGGTAACGTCATGTCGCTGGTCTACATGTTCAAGCGGCACCCGCTGGCGATGCTGAACCTGCTGGCACAGACAGCCTCTCGCGGTTTGGGAAGCTCTGACCCCGAGGACGCAAAGATCGCGCGGCGCCAGCTCGTGCGCATGTTCGGATCGCTTGCGGTGTTCTCTGGAGCCATGGGTCTGCCGCTGATCCAACAAGTGGGTTGGCTCTACGATCTCTTGATCGCTGACGATGATGAGCCAGACTTCAAATCGCAGGTGCGTATGAGTCTCGGCGAAGCTGGCGCTTTCGGGCTTGTTGACTATATGACGGGGACGAAGATTTCCGAGCGGATCAGTCCGGGCAGCGCCATCTATCGCCCCGGCTTTGCCTCGCAGGACGCGGCGCCCCTGTTCCAAGTGGCCGAGGGTGTCGGCGGCCCTGTGCTTGGCATGGCTCTGAAGTACACTTCGGGTCGACAGTTCGAAGATATTGCAAACGGAGACATCCAGCGTGGCGTCGAGGGACTACTGCCAACGTCTATCGCCAACTTCTTCAAGTCGGTGCGATTCGCGCAAGAGGGTATTGAGACGCGGCGCGGAGATCTGGTGGATGACATCGGACCGTTCCACATCGCGGCACAGGCGTTCGGATTCATGCCAGCATCCTACGAGCAGAAGCTGTCGATGAACTCTCTGGGCACACGGATCAATAACGCGATCAACACGGAGAAAAGCCGTTTGATGCAGAAGATCCACAAGGCCCGTGACGAGGGTGACTTCGACACCGTGCAGGAATTGATGGCCGAGGTGCAAGAGTTTAATCAGCGCAACCCGCGTAACGGTATCGACCGCAGCACACTGCGGCAGTCGTACGATGCGTCAAAGCGGGTCACTGCACAGACAAGCCATGGCCTGTATGTAGCCCCGGGGAACCGTGCGCGCGTGCAGGAGTATCTGGACGCCTACAGCCGGTCGTCGCTCCTAGAATGAAAAAAGCCCCGCACCGAAGTGCGGGGCCAGTCAGGCGGTTGGTGGAGAACCAACAGGAAGTGCGATGGCGTCACCATATCATGCGATTCGCCAGATGCGAAGCCCCATTATGTGGTTTTCGACGCTCACGTGCACGCGAAGTTTCCAGCCGCGGCGGTCGAAGATGGCCTGAATTTGCTTCAACGCCTTCGTGACGTTTAGGCACGGCACAAACACAGAGTCCGAGGTGCCCATCCTGTCCCAATCGACAATCATGCGCACCCCGTCTGGCCCTATGTCGTCAAGTCGCAGAACCTCCATCTGGTGTCTCCGGTAAATCCATGGACGCGCAGTCGATCGCCAGCACGGTGGCCGCTGGCAGGTTCATCTTGGTGCCCTTGCACATGCGCATCTTCTGCTTGCGGGCGTTCATCTTTTCGGCCAGCTCCATCACGACTGAGTCGTAATTCAGCCGTTGCTTGACGCACCACACCTTAAGCGCTTTCATCACGATGTACATCATTTTAACATCGGTCTCGTAGCGGGCAACGAGCCTGAACTTCGGCTGCATTTCCGGCACCACCAGACTGTCGAGGCCGTTGGAGTTGTGCGCGCCGCGCAGATCGTCAGTGCTCTTGATCCACAAGATGCTGCCGTAGTTCTCATGCACGAAGTCGTTGATAAGCGCCTCGACGGATATCTTGGCTTCGACCGTGGCCCGCCGGTTGTCGTTTATAAGCTTGACCACCCAGTCGAACAGCTTCGCCGGATCGTACGTCAACAGGCCCGCCTCGCGCGCCAAAATCAGGGCCGTGATCGTCACCGCACCCTGCACAGACCAGAACCGGTTCTGCATCGTGAGGCCACACGCTGTATCAAGTCTGCGCTGCACGCTCTCCAGAAGCTCTTTGGCCGTGGCAGGGTCGCGCATGATGTGCTGCACAAACACTTCGATGGCATGCCCCCGGTGCTCGCCGATAGACTTGGCGAACAGGTCAGTCTCCGTCTTCTCGGTGAAGTTGTGGGGCTGCACATGGTAGCGCAGAACGCGCTGCTCCTCGGCTTCAGGCTTGCCTTTGACAGCGTACACCTTGGCCAGCATCGAGTAGTTGGATGACGACGTCAGCGTGGTGTGCCACGGGTCGCCGCGGTGCCGCTCCTCGTTGCTCCCAGAGGACATGCGCCCCTTCTGCCGACCACCGGTGGCGCCGTAAATCAACGCTGATGTGTGCTCGGCGGGGAACTCGGTGAACTCGTCAAACTGCAGGTTGACGTCCTTCATCACCTCCATCCGGTTCATGCGCATATTCAGCGTGTCCTCGGCCCCCACAACGAGTTCACCGGGATCGCCGTAAATCGACGCTGCAAACTTCTGCGTCGTGGATTTGCCGTGACCCGATCCGTCACTGTAGAAGTCGAAGATCGCGGCATGCACCGGTGTCATCCGCATCAGTGGCGCGGCAAGCGCTTGGCACACTACAAACTGATAGGGCTCGAGCCCGTCGCGGGAGTAGAACTCGCCCTGCGCTTTCCAGCCCTCCAGAGTGCCCTTGGGGCGCATCGCGGGAAACAGGTAGGCCGTCTTGCTTGACGGGGGGTTGTAACCAACCTTGTCGGCGAAGATCTCGCGATCACCGATGACGTAGGACGTCATATTGTCGTCGGACCAGCCGAATTGCGTGCGTGCTGTGTCGGCCACGGTGGTGGTTTGCAGCTGTTCGATCCATTTCTGTGTGTATGTCATCAGGCTATCCCATTTCTTTGCGCCGGTAACGACGCCGTTTTTTGCTAAGACCTTGCGTAAATCTTCTTTTGACGTGGCTGAGACCAGCGGCAGCAGAAACTCGCGCACCGTATCGTTGGGCAGGTGCAGCTTGCCCAGAACGCACTCGCCAAGGTCGTGATCCAGCACGCGCTTGGTATAGTACAGATCGTTCGGATAGATATCGACGTCGACACTGTTGCCGTCGTCGTCTTCGTTCTTTACGAAAATGCCCCCGTGCTTGCCGCGGTGAAACGGTAGCGGATACACGGGTATATCGCTAACCGTACCTTTGTAAACAACGGTCGGATCGCCTGTGATCTCGTCTTCAACCTCAACCGTTTCTGCCTCAGCAATAATGCCACCGATCTGAATAGGTGACTTGATCTTGCCGCGCAGTGGGCAGTTGCCACACACCCCCGGCCGCGTGCTGTCAAACGTGTCACAGGTGTAGGGCCCCATGATGCCGGACAGCTTGGCTTCGGTGCTTTCGGCGTCGTACTCTGGGTGTTCTCGCGACACGATGTGCGCACCCTTTGCACCGTCAGCACAGAACTTGGCGATTGACAGGGCCGCGCGCCACATAGGCTCGTCGACATCTGCCTGCTCGGTGACGGCAAAGCGCAGCTGCTCGCACCCGCTACCAGACATGGTCTTCTGCAGAATCTTCTTGAACGAGGACTCTCGGTTGCGCAGCAGACGCTGCATCACAGGGTCGTCTTCGAGCTTCATGGTCACGTTGCCGAACAGCGACGCCGAAAGCGCTGGGGCCGGTGCCTCGGCCTTCAGCAAGTCCGCAAACCAAGACAAGTCCTGCGGCGCACCATCGAAGACGCCGAGCGTGGTAACTGGCGCGACTGTGCCGCGCTTGTGGTTGTTCGTGCCCGGGATGCGCAGCACGCGCGCCGCGTCCGCCGTCACGCCGGGGTCGCTGTGCAGGCCATGGGCCGCGCAGGCGCGCTTGAGAGCGACTGCCACGGGCTTCCAGTTGGCGACCGACACCGCCTCGGACAGAGGCCAGTACACGTGCACACCGTAGCCGCTGGAGACCATGACGGGACGGGGCATGCCGACGGTCTTGCAGAAAGCCCGCAGTGCCGCAATCGCCTCGCCCTGCTCGGGGTATTCTTTACCCTCACCGCAGTCGAGATCCAGAAACAGGCTGCACATCTGCAGGGCGTTGGCCGCCTTGCGCTCGCCCACATCGTCAAACGTGGCAAGGCCGAAATAGGTGTCAAAGCCGTTGGCATCTGCGTTCTCGGCAGCATGCACGACCTTCTCCACCGTCGAGAAAAACTTTTGTATCTTAGGTCTGCTGTGGTGTAACCCCAAGAGGCAGTACTGCCCGCCACCTGCGAGCACCCGCTTCAGGAATGCTGTGTTCTCCATGATCCACCATATTTTTATTGTGAGCAGCCCCGGTTATCCCGAGGCTGCATTGTTATGGTAGTGGATCAGTCGTCCCAACCGTCGACAATAGAGGCCAGCTTGTCAGCTGTTTTGGGCTCAGGTGTCTCTGCCTTGGCCTTGGAGACCTTCTCCGGTTCTTCGATCACTTCGTCGTCCTCGACCTTTGGTGCGGCCTTGGGCTTCTCGGCCTTGGGCTCGGCCTTAGGCTCAGCCTTGGGCTTCTCGACCTTGCCGGTCTGCGACACGGTGAAGGTGATCGCCTTCTTGGCCTCGTCGCTGTCACGGCCAGCGAGCACAATAGGCAGCTCGGCTTCTTCCAGACCCCGCACAGGGCGGAAGTACAGCTTCGGCGTGTTGGCGTTCTCGTCGAAGCGCATCTCGGTCATGACCGCAATCACAGGTGTGTTGTGCGCGGACAGGAACTTGATGTACGCCTGCAGGCCCATGTCGTTGCCCTTGGACTCACCGAACAGCGATGTAGCTGGCAGCTGCAGCTGATAGACTGTCTCCAGATCACCCTCGAGTGCCACGGCCAGACGCTGCGAGAAACGGCACGCGCGGCTCTCGCCTTGACCGGAACCCTTGACGTTCATCGGGCAGTCGGCACAGCGCGACGCCATGCGGTCTTCTTCTGGCACTTCGTTGGCCGGCGCACGGGTATCGAGCGACCAGCACTTAGGTGGCGTCATTTTCTCAGGATCAAACGCACCTTCATAATAGGTGCGCGCCACGTCGGCCGCGTTCAGGATCACCATGTTCATGGTGTCAGACTTACTGACCGATACCTGCTCGCCATCCACCATCATGCGGAACTTTCCGCCGCGGATGCTGATCCGGTTGCCGGCTGCGCCGGAACCGCCGGCCATTTTCTTGTTCATGTCCAGCAAGGATTTGAACAGGTCGCTGTTTACGAGGGCGTTGCCCTTAAAGATATCGAGGTTGCTCACGCTGGTTCTCCTTAAGCGTATGGGTTTTCTTCTGTGGTATCGTCTTCACCGAGATCGAACTCGTACTGCACAAGTGCGGGCTCTTGCGGGGAATCCTCAGCTTCATCGACTGGGGTGCCTTTCGTCAAGAGCGCTTGCTCGATCTTTTCCAGATCATAGCGGAACACGCGGCCAAGCCGCATGAACGTGCCGGAGGGGATTTCCCCGGATTTCATCATCGCCATAATGGTGGCGTTGGAGACGTTGAAGTGCGCTGCCAGCTCGGCAGTCGTCACGTATTTGGTAGCACTCATGCTTTCCTCACGGTAATTGTGTACTCCGAGTCGGCGTTGATGCCCGGCGGTACGGTTTCAGGGTTCTCCTCAAGGAACGTCTTGACCACTGTCTGGTTCAAGCGCTTCTCAAGAAACTCCGGCACGTTGTTCTCAACAACAAACCGGTGCATGGCTTCCCAATCGCTGGTCCAGTACCGCGTTTTCTTGCTGCGGTAAACCAGACCCGATGCAGTGCGCACGCTCTCCACTTCATGCTCCTTGCAGTAATCCAGCAGGGCGGCTTTCACCTGATCCATCTGGGCGTTCAAGCTGTCTTCTTTCTCCTTGAACTCGGCGGCCAGTTTGGCCTTCGCATCGCGCATCTTGATGTAGACACGGGTCAGCTTCTCGATCGGGGTATCAGTCATAGTATCGCTCTCCTTTGGTGTTGTTTTGCCTATTCTTATATCGTCTCGCTCGCCTAGTCAAGCGCAACCTTGTAAAGATCTATAACTTGTCTGTGGAGGTCCATCTTGCCGTCAAGCAGCTTGTAGACACGTTCTTCCATTGGTGAACCGACGAGCTGAACGATTGTGCACTTGTTGACCTGCCCCTTGCGGTGGATGCGGGCGTTGGCCTGCTCGTAGATCTCCAGCGACGCTGTCGGGCCCCACCACACGATTGTGTCGGCGGCGGTGAGTGTCACGCCGTGGGCGGCCGCCTGTGGCTGCACCACCAGCACGCGCGGGTTGGTCTGCTCTTGGAACGCCTTGAAGATGTCGGTGCGGGCACTCGCCGCGACGGAACCGCTGATGACCTCGCAGGAGATGTTGTCGGTCCGAAGCTTCTCGGACAGCATGTCGATTGCACTGCGGAACGGCACGAACACGATGACCTTGTTGGACGTCTCGGCCAGCACTTCCATGAGCACCTTGTAGCGGGTGCCGATGTCGAACCGCAGCTCGTTCTTGTCGTCGGTGTAGACGGAGCCAGAGCTGATCTGCAGGAGCTTGGTCATAGCCACGGCGGCGGTGCCAGCGGTCACGTTCTCGCCAGCCGCTTCCAGCAGCAAGTCCTTGCGCATCTTGCCGTAGAACTTCTTCTGCTGTGCTGTCATCTCGACAGCGCGCGACACGTAGACAATGTCGGGCAGATCGAGGCACTCGGCCTTGGTGTGGCGGATGGCCGGTTGCAGAACGCGGTGAACGGTATCGGCGGCGTTCTCCTTGGGAGCCCACTTAAAGTTGCTGATCTTGCGCATCACCATGTCCTGAAACGCAGAGAAGAACCGCGGCACCCCTTGCGGGTTCACCAGCTTGGCCAAGCCGTAGGCCATGTCTGGACCTTGGGCGGCGGGCGTGCCTGTCATCATCCACAACCATGTGTCCGGCCCAGCAAGCTTGTTCAGCGTCTTCCAGCGGGCTGTCTGGGCGTTCTGGTATGCACTACACTCATCGACGATAATGAGATCGAAGCTGCCAGCAGCCAGATCGTCGAACGAGACCTTCACGCCATCGTAATTGATGATGACGAACTCGGCGTCGCTGTTGATGATCTTCTTGCGCTTGGCCGCCGCGCCGTAGGCTACGTCGACCCGCCGGTGCATGGCAAAGGTGAACAGATCGTTGCGCCATGCGGCGTCCATGATCGACACCGGACAGATGACCAGAACACGTTTTATCAGCCCCTGCTTCATCAGGAAGTCGGCGGCCCAGATCGCGCTCGCTGTCTTGCCGACGCCCGGGTCACTGAAGCAAAACGCCTTCTTGTGCAGGGTGAAGAACGCAGCCGTCTCGCGCTGGTGAGACATGGGCTTGAACTTGCCCGGCCAGTCATAGCGGCGCTCGATCGGCGAGGGCGCATCGAAGTTGAGAGAGCGTAGTGTCTGCGCCTGCTCTACGCCCCACTTGATGGCGACAGTGTTTGCGTCAACCTGTTTGCTGTCAGCGATGGCTTCCAATACGCGCGACGGGTTCTTGAGGCGCAATACAAGCGCCTTATTGTCGATGATCTGCATTGATTCTCCTGTTATGCCCGAGGCATAATTTATTTCTTGGGTGGCTTGCTGATACGTCCACCACCTGCACGGTTCTTGCTCGGGCTCTGCAGCTTCACGCCGTCTTTGTTTGACCCGCCGCGCGCCAGCGGCTTGTTGTGGGCGAGGTCCTTACCCTTGCGGGCGGCCTTGCCGTTCTTCTTGTCGAAGGTGTAGCGGGCACGGGCCCGCTCGTTGCGGTCCTCGCCTTCGCCCCGTGCCTTCTGGAGCTTATATTCACGGCCATAAGGCCGATCCGCGTTGTTCTTGTATGGCATCAGTAGACTCCGTTATGTGGGCACTCCGTCACAGGACAGTGCCGTTTGCACAGGCCGCTCGGCTTGGGGTTCCACACCTCAGTCTCGAACGCTTTCTCCATGCTACCATAGTTGGACAGCCATTTCTTCCACAGATCGCGCCGCTCGCTGCGTTCGTAGGACGCCTTCACAAAATCTTTGGCGATTACGAACAGCAGCCCGCCCCGCACGGTCTTGACCTCGGGGAAGTGCTGGAACACTGCCAGCGCCATCAGCTCCAGCTGACCCTTTTCGGCGTAGCGGGCCGACTTGCCGGTCTTGTAATCGACCACCGTCGCCACCCCGTCGTCGATGATGAGAAGATCGACGATGCCGCGGAACCATACATCCTTGTCAAAGAACTCACAGGCTTCGAGGTTAGCGTTCAGGCCAAGCTTCTGCTCGCACAGCTTGCGGCCCGGCTTGGCAGCGAGTGCGTCCAGCACCGGCTGCGCAAAGGCAAATCGCTGGGGAACTGGTGTGGCGTCACGGATGAAGTGTTCGGCAGCCTCGTGAAACTCGGTGCCGTATCGCATGGCCTCGGTCTCCACATAGGGGAACTGCTTGAGCACGTTGACGTGATAGAACTGCTTGGGGCAGGTCTCGAACGCCTTGATCCGGCTGAACGACCACGGTGCTGGTCCCACTGGTTTTGACATAGAATTTTCCCGTCTAGTGTTGGAACCCGCAGCGGTCTACGAGCTTTTAGTTTGACCGCACGCTGTTTTACGGCGCTTTCGGTGCGAGACAGGCGGACTGCGATTTCTTGCACAGGGTCCCCCTGCGTGTACAGATCCACGAGCACTTCGTCTTCTTTCAAAGTCCACGCATCGGGGCGGGTGTTGCCGTGTGCGTACGGATTGTACCGCTCTTCCACTACTTCGCCCATTCCCACTTCCCCTTGTTTCCTTCGACAATCTGTCCGGTGTCGCGTAGCTCTTTCCACGCCTTGCTGTTCTTGCGAGGTAACTTTTCGACGAAGGGTCGCTCCTTCGCGCCGATCGCCATCAACATCTCCTCGCACTCCTTTATGTACCAGTCATAATCCACGTCGGCGGGGAAGTGCTCCGGCAAATCCATCAGGGGCTTGGCCCCGTTAGATCTCGGCACGGTGTTCCCGTTCGTGGCGTAGTGAATGGCACCCTTCTCCCCCTCAGCATAGTACCAACGGATGGCTTTGCCAAGCGGTAAGTCATCTTTTATAGCCCCACCTGTCACGGTGCGCAATGCGATGAACTTGGATATGTCTCGACAGTCTCGGACCGTGTGATCCACTGGAACATCTTTTGTCAGATACGCAATGACCGCCTCGGCGCAGATCGGCGTCTGCGGGTTCTTGCTCAAAGACACGGGGCCGTACACACCCTTGGCCTTCGCCTTGCCGTCCTCCTTCACAGCGATGTAGTTGTTCACGTCGCGGGAATACAGCGCACGGTACACGGTCTCCTCGGTCTTCAGGCCGGTGTGCTTCTCCCACTTCTGCACAATCAGGTTCAGCGCATCACGCTCGCTGTGCGGGCACTTGATGACGATGCCGTCGGTGTTGGCAGACACAACGGGGATACCGTAGCGCTCCAAGGCTTCGATCAGCATCAGCAGCGTCAGCTGTCCTGTCAGCGTTGTGCGGATCATAAACTCTGGGGAATACAACGTGCTGTATTTGTTGGAGGTTTTTCCGAAGGTTGAGTTCAAAACAATCTTAAGCGAGTCGGATTTCACCTTGTCTCCCGCGTGTTTCGCTTCGATACGCTCTTCCAAGATTTTGCCATAGACGGTGTTGAAGTGAACCCCGAAGCCCCCAAGCCGCATGTTCATGTTGAGCATCATGCGTGGATAATAGCTCTCCACGTCGCGGTCGATCAGCACATTGTCGTCGTCGCTGAAGTGCGCAATCTCCGACTCTTGGCTGTGCAGGCCGCCGATGCCGATCTTGTATCGGCTCTGACCGATCTCGATGACAAGCTTCTCGATATCCTTGGGCATGATGACGTGGCCGGTCTTGCTGTTCAAAACCATCGGGGCGATGCGGACAATGTCCAACACCTGCCGCAGAGGCTCGGTTGAGAAACGGATATAGACCGGGGGGTCGTAATAGAAGCTGTCCCGCTCCGCCTCCACTTTTGGCGGTGAGTCACCTGTCAGGCGCATGTATTCCGCCTTGAGCACAGCTTCTGCGATCTGCGCATCAGACTTCGACCGCAGGTCCACACCATAGGTCTCGCTCATGGCGCGCCGCAGGCTCACCTGCTGGGACAACGCGTTGAACAGCATCTGTGTTACCTGCACGTCGTTCTTGCAGTATTGCCGCATCAGCTCCAGCTGCTCGGGCTGTATCTCGGCGTCGTGCGGTATCGGCAGCTCTTGAAGGCGCGGGCTGGACAGGCGGCCCCCGTAGATCTTCAGGCCCACCATGCCCGGTGCCACGTCGATGATGTCGATGTGGTTGATCTTGGGCTCCTGCAAGCCCTCGTCCCGATAGAAGTGCCACGGGCGCTTGTTCTTCTCGATGATCTGGTTGCTGGCACGCTTGATGGCCTGCGTGTTCGGGTTGATCATGGCCATTGTCAAAAGCGGCACGTCGTAATTGTTGCCGTTGAAGGTGATGATCTCCACCTCCTCGTTCGTCATCAGGTCGTATATCGCCTGCGGATTAAACGCACTGTCGTCGTCGTTGAAGATCTCGAAACGCTTGGTCTTACCCTGCTCTGTCATGAACAGAGCGAGGAAGTAGTTTCGATAGACCTCGATATCGAGGAATAGCTGCATCACAACACCCGCGCGTTGCTGGCATAGTCGATCGCGATCAGGTGCAGCGCCTGTGACTTTGCGTCGTCCAGCGCGTTGTGATGTGTGCCTGTGCGGTCCATCTTCACCTCTGGATATAGGCCCTTCACGGTGCGGTAGCACTTGTCCTTCCAGAACTCCCACATCGGCACACCGCAGCGCTTGCCAGACTCGTGCATAATCACGTTGTCGAACGTGGCCCCGTTACCCCAGACGCCTTTGAGGTTGTCGCCGTAAGAGCAGACGAACTGCATGAAGTGTCGCAGGGCTTCTTCAAGACCAACGGCATCATCTTGCCTGTCGGTCAGCGCGTCCTGCGCGATTTTGTCTTGCCCCAGCCACCACATGACAGTGGATGGGTCGATCACGGCACCGGAGCGCACAGCGCTGTGCAGGGACACCGTGCAATAGAACTCTCGGCCAATCCCTTTGGCGTCGAACGCCACGGCGCCGATGCTGACGATTGGTGCATCTGCGCGGGTGCCCATGGTTTCTAGGTCGATCATGATGTGCATTTTGGTTCTCCTTTGTTATGTCTCAGGCATAATGCCGGCCGCTTATTCAGTATCTCCCAAGAAACTCATTGTGTCCTTGCCCCACATGCAGAGCGATGCACGGTCTTGGCCGTCGCGGGCGTAGACCAGCGCCTTGGCGATAGTGCCGTCCTTAAACAAACGACTCAGCGCGTTGCCCGTGGCCGTGGTGTCCGATCCCGCGTGATGTGAGATCTCTGCCGTAGTGCCGTAGCCCAGTGTGCGCACTGACTTGAGCACGAGCTTGTCAACAGATACGCTTTCGGTATCGGCGTTGATGCTCTGCTCCTGCCGGCTGACGTGCACAGCGACCCACGGCGTAGCCATGTTATTGGGGTGTGTGTTGGGGATGAGCTTGGCGGTGAGGATGTCGCCTTCGGCGGCCCCGCTGGCCTTGGTGACGCTGGCAGGGATAAACACCTGCTCGCCGGTGTCGGTCCGCGCGCCAAAACCAGAGTTGGTGTCGAGCACGTGCGAGACGTAAATTTCTGTGTTTTCCATTAAAATATCCTTATTTTTCAGTTGTTGCTTCTGCGTGGATGTCACGCACCATTTCTGTTATGTACTCAGCCACTGATGCGCAGCCGACCTTGTCTGTCTCCACCGCAAGCCAGTCCAGTTGGTCCGGTGTCAGACCAAGCAGGATGTCGCTCATAAATCCCAGCTTGATGCGGCGGTTAGCGAACAGGTATTTCACCTGCTGTCGCGGTGATGCTTTGGTCTTGCGCGGCGGGATCATGCCCGCCTTGCGCGCATCGACGACAGCCCTGACGACCTTGGTGTATCCGAAGCCGGTGGCCAGTTGGATGGCAGCGTGGCTGTGACCTGCCATGTGCAATTCAGCAACGCGTCGCGTGTCATCACCCATCATGGCCGTGCAACCGGACGCAGGAAAGGGATGCCTGTATCGCGGCAGTATGCGTCAACCGACTGGCCCCACAGTTCTTCTAGGGTCTCGACCATCGCAGGCATCTGGTCGCAGACTGCTGACGTTTTGCCTGTGATGTGGCCCACTTCCATGCTGCCGATTGCGAATATGATTATGTATAGTGATGTCATGGTTTTTGTCCTTTCAGTTCTGCGTCGGCCTGTGCCTTCTGGACGCGGGCTGATGCAATGGTAAAGTAATCAGGGTCGCGCTCAATTCCGATAAAGCGCCGTCCGGTGTTGGCCGCTGCCACTCCGGTCGTACCGCTCCCCATCGTGAAATCCAGAACGGTTTCGCCCGGATTGGTGTATGTGCGGATCAGATATTCCATCAGGGCGACGGGCTTTTGGGTAGGATGTACTGTCGCCTGCGCGTTACTGATTTTTAGTATTGTGCTGGGCATAGACTTGTCAGGCGGGCACCTGTGCGCACTTAACCCGTGCTGTCCATAGCAGTCAGAACCCTTTGTCCTCGGCGTGATCGGCCTGATATTTTTTGCAGGCTTGTCAGTTATTTCTGGATTATATGTGCATTGCGCCGCGTAAAAAACACAAATATCCTCGGTGGCTTTCATCGGCATTTTCCAAGCGTTGAGATGTCCAGTCGATTGTGATTTTTCCCAAACCCAACAATACTTGAACATTTTTACATTCGACATAACCAGCGCCGAAGTGAACGGCTGCGATGCCATCAGCACAATCGCCCCGTTCGGCTTCACGATCCGCTTGAGTTGCGCCCACATCGGTTCAAACGGAATGACCGAATCCCACTTGCAGGCCGTCGTGCCATATGGCGGGTCTGTTACGGTAAGATCAACCGACCCGTCCGGTATGCCCTGCATCACTTCCAGACAATCACCCAAGTGCAACATCACTCCACCCCCTCAGTAGCCATTGCCAGCGCCGTGAACAGAGCAGCAGCATTATTGTGATAAGGTCCATTATTCACGCCCCCTAATGTAAAACCAGACCGGCTCTCTCCGCTCGGCGGAATAATGGAGAATGGTACCCGCTGATAACACAAGCCCGCCAAAGGCGCCAATCGCAAGCAAAGCCTCTCGCATATCGGAGAGAGGATACCCTATCATCAGCCCAAGGCTTGCGAACATGAGCGTCGGCACATAAAACGCGATGACTGGCAAAGCATATCGCAGGTCAATTCTAATCATTGGTATGTCCTTTCATAGCGTCCGCCAGTATCGCGGCGCGGGTTTCGGGGGTGTTCAGGGCGCGGCGCAATACATTGATATAATCTGCCGCCGCAAAAATGATGGCGTCAACAAGATCGGCGCAAATGTATTCAACGCCGCCATCGTAGTCTGTTGCCCACTGCCCGTAGTCGTCAAGCGTTTCCCAAGCTTGTATCCGTTCCGGTGCGTCAGTCATGGGCGCTCGGCCCTCGGGTAGTTTCCATTTGGTCATCCACGCATCCCCTCTGCATCGTCCAGCGCGCCAGCCTTGTACTGGCACCAGTCCGGCGTCAGCATGTCGGCAGGCAGCTGACGCCCTTTGCCGTCCTCGCCTTTGTTCCAAACGCAGACGTTGTTGATGCGCCCCTTGCAGTCGAACCGTCCGCTTTGGCACTTGGCCACCAGCTTTCCCGGCTCGTCG